ATGCGGATACAGAGGGGGTATGACCTGCATAACCAGATTTTCCTTTTTCCGAGAGACCTGAGGCTTGCCCATGACCAGATGGTCATTGAGACAAATGCGGAAGAGATCCGCAAGAGAGAACAGGCAGTTAGCGAAAAATATCCGGACATCCGAAAGAACTACAGGGGTCTGAGGAATCAATATATTTACGAAGACGAGGATTATCTGATACGGCCGGCAAGATCAGCAGAAGAGATCGTTGCAGAAGGAAGGATCCTCCATCATTGCGTCGGCGGGGACAGCTATCTGAATAAGCATAACACCGGCCGGAGCACGATCCTTTTCCTGCGTTCAAAGTCAGCGCCGGAAACACCGTATATCACAATAGAGATCTGCGGGACAAAGATCCTGCAGTGGTATGGGATTCGGGATACAAAGCCAGATGAAATTAGGATAGAAAGGCATCTGAGAAGATACATAAAAGCATTAAAGGAAAAAGATCAGATAAAGTCAGTGACCGCATAAGGAGGAAAGCATGGAATATGTACAGCTGAGCATGGATGAATACATCCAGAGTAAAAATGACATCAAAAATAATCTTGGGGGTATCGTAAAGAGTTTTGTCCGGATCGGATGGCAGCTGACGAGGATCGACCGGTCAGGTGCTTATAAAAATGACGGATACAGCAGCATAGCCGAATTTGCAGCCGCAGAATATGGAATGACCAGGACCGGTGTAAGCCGTTTTATGAACGTATATGAAACATATTCTGCAGATGGGGATACACCGGAACTGAAAGAACAGTACCGGGAATTTAAGTTTTCGCAGTTGACCGAACTCCTGCAGGTACAGGAAGCAGACCGGCAGATGTTCACGCCGGAAGTGAAAAGGGAGGATATCAGAGAATTCCAGAGGTTTGAAAAAGAAAATGAAGCAGATCCGGCCCGGCTGTTTGACTGGAAGGATGCCAAAAGCCCGGAAGAAAAGCTGAAAGCAACGATACAGGAGTTTTGCAGGGAGAATAAAGACATCCTCAACGCAGTGTACAGCTCGGTCACGGAACCGAAAGACCTGGCAGAGATGATCAGCCCGTCCGGCAGCAGGAGTTACCGGAAAGGCACTGTGTATCTGATGTTTTATGATGAATCAAAAGGGATCATGGTAAAAGTGTTTGGAGAGACGCCGGTGGATATCACATATCGATATTTCCTGGATGTTGTGCACAACCTGTTCGATGAGTACGATGCAGGGGCCCATACCTGGGAAAAATGCTTCGGGGTACTGCCAGACGAGGGAACAACAGCCCAGAAGCAGGAAGAACCTGTGGAACCGAAAATGCCAGAGCATAGCGATGAAATCACCGGAAAGGTACAGGTGGATATTTCGGCAGAGAAGATGCTGGAAAAACCAGAAATTGCGCCGGCGCAACTGGAAGAACAGATCCCTGGACAGGACAGTATCGATCAGCATCCGGAATATATGCCGGAACCGGTGCAAGGATCAGATATCCCGAAGAAGAAACCAGAAGATTTTGTACCGGAGATCCATAAAGAAGAACAGAAGTCCGACCCAGTACCGGAAAACAATGAAGCTATTCCGGAAAAAGCAATAACCCGGAAAGAATATCTTGAAACGCTCACGTTATACGGTTGGGCGGATTACGTGGCAGCAGCAATGCGGACCTTTGGAAGCATACCATTCTCCAGGTTACGAGAGATCAGCTTCTGGGAAGAATGGCTGTGTGGAAAAGTGGACAAAAAAGGACGTCCATGGATTGAGTAAAGGGTGTTTTTGAAAATCCAAATATATCACAACTACATAAGGGGAGGCCCTGACCTCCCCGGAAAGGGGCAGAAATGTTATTTCCAAAACAGAAAAGTAAGAAAAAGAGAATGCGCCATCCGGCCAGCATCCTACATGATAAAAACAGCAGGACCTGTTATCTCTGTGTAACACTTCACGATAACTGGAACGAACACAGGATCCTGGACGAGCATCACATATTCGGAGGGCCAAACCGGAAGAACTCCGAAGAATATGGTCTGAAAGTATACCTGTGCCACGATCATCACATCTACGGTCCGGAAGCAGTGCACAACAACGCCCGGATTCGCCATGAATTACAGCGGACAGCACAGAGACTATTTGAAAAGCAGCACAGTCACAAAGAATTTATGGAGATATTCGGCCGGAACTACCTGGATCCGGTAGAGATAGGGGAAAACAGTGAGAAAGAGAATGAACCTGTATAAGGTGGTAGATCAGAATGGAGAGCAAGTATTTGAAGACCTGCTGATAGCCAGACAGGTCACAGAAAAGACTGGCTGCACAAAGAACAACGTAGCCCAGGCAGCAGCCAATTTTGCTCTTGTGAACAAGAAATACCGGATCATTCCGGAGGACATTAAACTGAGCAAGGTTTTAGATGTCGAGCTTTTGGCGGAATGGGACAGATACCGGAAGTGGATGTTAAAGGCGGCAGGGAGGATGAAGTGAACAAAAGGCAGAAAAAGAAACTGTTCAACAGAAAATGTGGATACCGGCTTGTAAAGCTCCCACACAATTTCCAGACGTGGGTATTCCAATATTACACTGGTATCGGAGTAGTAACATACAAACGCATTTGCACAGAGAAAATCCCAGACGGAGCGAAATACTTGATAAACACCAGAAACGTAGAGAATTTCAACCGGATCATGGCAGAAAGGAGAAAATGATGGGAAACACATGTAAAACCTGTATCAACAACGATGATGGTCTTTGCGACCGCAAAGGGATTCTTGTAGAAGACGAAGATTCCTGTGAGCATCACTGGGCAGCAGGAAAGAAGATCAGAATGAAAAGACATGAGAAGAAAATGGATATCACACCAGAGTTGATGCTGTCAGCATATAACACACTGATTCAGGGATGTAAAAGCCAGCCGGCCAGTGAGGATGGAACCTGCAGCAGTTGCATCCTGTATCAGCACTGCCCTGGTGCATCAGATCTTCTTCCAGAAAACTGGAAAGAGATACACTATCCATACCTGGAAGGAAATACACTGCATTACATAAAAGCCGGTAAAGTCAAGCAGATTATATTTTCTAGCCGGGAAGATGCAGAAGAAAGGCTTGCGGAAATGAAAGAAGGGATGAGATGAGCTACAAGAACAACGAAGGGTATCCGGATCCAACAGCCGGGAAAGCAGTCCGGGCAGCAGGCAGGATGCCAACACATATTTATAATGTCAGTTGCGCCTTAAATGCTGTGGCGGGGCTCCATGGACTGGAAATCATGGGCCTGAGAGATAAAAAAACAGGAAAAGAATGGCCACAGAGGAGGTGAGAACGATGTGGGTAATATTTCTTGGTTCCGGCATGGTGTTCGGAGCCGCAGCCCTGGCACTGATCTGGATAGGAAGCAGAGTACTCCTGTCAATCAGACGGCAGCAGAAGAAGTTTGAGATTGAAGATGAAACATACAACAAAGTAAAAGAAGCTATCAAAGAAAAGGAGAACAAAAATGAAAAGTAAGATTATTATCGGAATTGTGGCAGCAGTAGCAGTTCTTGGCGGAGGATACACTGTATCAAGAATGGATTTTATCGGCACAGGTAAAGTTGGTATCGTCTACAACTACAAAGATGGAGTACAGGACACAGTACTCACACCGGGAATGCATTTTATCACACCGATGAATAAAGTAAAGGAGTTCAGTACCAGCAATGAGATCCTTGTCCTTACAAAAGATAAAAGGGACGGTAGTAAAGAAGATGATTCTTTCAAAGTAGCAACATCGGATGATGCCAGTATTGCAGTATCTTTCCAGATGAGTTACCGGTATGATCCGGACACGGTGATTGATACATACAAGCGTTTTAAAGGAATGGACGGAGAGAGTATCATCGAAAACCGTGTGAAAACTGTTCTGAAATCAAAAATTTCCGAGATTACAACCAATTATTCCATGATGGATATCTATTCTGGAAACAGATCTGAGCTGAATAATGCCATCACAGAGTATCTTAACGAAGATTTTCACAAAAAGTATGGAATTGAAGTTCTGGATGCTTCTATCGTAGACGTACACCCGGATAAAAAGCTAAAGCAGGCCATTGATAATCGTGTTACTGCTCTACAGGAGAAACAACAGGCTCAGGCAGAACAGGAAAAAGTAAAAGTCCAGAAGGAAACAGAAAAGCTCCAGGCAGAAGCGGACGCTCAGATCGAACTGACCAAGGCAGAGGCAGATGCAAAGAAAGCCAAGGTTAAGGCAGCAGCTGAAGCTGAGAACACAAAGATTAAGGCAAAAGCACAGGCAGAGGCGAACAAAGAACTCAGTGCATCCATCACGGACGAGCTGATCAAGATGAAGGAGGCAGAAGCTCACTACAAAAACGGCTGGGTTACAGTCCAGGGAGCCGATGCCGTGATTGCGGATAAATAGAAGAAATGCAGAGAAAGCCGGGAGCATCCACGTTCCCGGCTAAAAGAATCGAAAGGGGAGGATGCCGGTGGAAACAGAAATCCAGAAAGAAAACGAAGAGAAGAAGGAATATCTAAGGTCTTACAGAAGAGCTGTAAAAAGAGAAAAGGATATCCTTGACGAGATCCAGAGACTGAGGGCGGACAAGATGTTCCCTTCCGTGGCCAATGATGGGATGCCAAAAGGCAGCAGTCAGTCCGATCTGTCAGATTACATAGCTATTCTGGATGAGCAGATTGAGCTCTTGAAAGCAGAACGGCTGGAAAAAGCCAGATGCTATCAGAAGATTGAAAGGCAGATCAAACAGATGGAAAATGAGGATGAACAGGAAGTACTGAGACTGAGATATATAACAGGACTGAAATGGGAGGAAGTAGCTGTACGAATGAGTTATAGCTGGAAACATATACACAGAATTCATTCATCAGCTCTCTGTAATTTCAATATGACATAGAATGACACACTTTATCTGTGTTATTATTACAATGGATTTCAGGAAAAATAAATGAAATCCTCCTTTCGCAAATTCCACTGTCAACCCACAGACAGTGGTTTCGGAACGTAGCTCAGGTGGAAGAGCGCACTACAAAAGTGAGGTCGCAGGTTCGAATCCTGTCATTCCGATCAGATATACCCATATCTGGCCAATAGCACACCTCTGTAAAGCATCTGACATTATGTTAGGTGCTTTTATGATATTACTTGACATATGGTGTACCATATAGTATAATATAAATATAAGGAGGTGAGAAACAGATGAGTAACAAGAACCGGAAGCATCCGGAAAAGAAAAAGTCCGATATCGACTTAAAGAGCTGGCTACTCGGAGCGATAACGGACTTGGTCATCGGAATCATCCTACTGATTCTCGATAAGCTATTAAATTAGCAGAGAGGGGCGAAAGCCCTTCTCTTAAACAAAATATAACACAATAACTCATCTGTGTAAAGTATGCTGTGGAAACTGGGAATATTCTTTGTAGTGATCGGTTTAGCCAAATTGGTGTATTATCTCATCCAGAAACGGAGGGATAACAGTGCCAACAGGTAATCCGAAGCCACAGACGGTAGCGTCAAAGAAATATCAGGACAAAGCCGGATGGATATCAAAGAGCTATAAACTGAAACGGGATATAGCAGAACAATACGCCGAAGCCTGCAGGAAAGCAAACGTCAGCCAGGCAGGACAACTAATGAAGATGATGAAAGAATTTACAGACAAAATGAACGAAGAGCACTCGGAATGATCCGGGTGCTCTTTGCTGTTGAAGAAGAATGACAGAACAGGAAAAAGAATTTACGCGCTGGTGCGTGGAGAACGACATACATAGATTCTACACGTGGACACGATGGAAACAGATCCGGAAGCAGGTATTGAAGATGGATCACAGTGAATGTCAGAGATGCAGAGAACATCACAAATACACACCGGCAACGACCGTGCATCACGTGAACTACGTGAGGAAACATCCGGATATGGCACTGGAGATATGGTATGAGTGGCATGGTGTACGGAAAAGGAACCTGGTCAGTCTGTGTCACGACTGCCATGAGGCAGTGCATGGATACAGGAAACCAGAGAAGAAAGAAACTCTGACAGAGGAAAGGTGGGATTGATATGGCAAGGACAAGCGATGCAGCAGATTATATGGTTACACAATGCCAGGCGTGTGGAATGCTGAATGTGATACCGAGAGAGTATCAAGACGGTCAAGTGTGCGCGAATTGTTCCGGAGGGCCATTGATGCCCGTGGGATACGCAATACTACAGGAGAGACCAACGAGCAGAATCACGGTGCAGGTAGACGTGGAACGTGACCAGTTAGACAGATTGATTGATGATGTGGCAGCAGTCAATGACACTGTGGACAAAATCGCTCAGAAGATAGGGAAAATAAAAGAGGGACAACATGAAGCAGGAACAGATCATCAAATGCGGAGGACAAAAGATAAAGGTATTCAACTGTGATCCGGAAAAGAATACGCAATGTGACAAAGAGTTCTGTATGCATAATATAAATGCAATAGACGGGCTGTGCGATCACACAACGAATCCGGATTTTGCTCTGGAAAGTGGACAGAAAGCACAGAAAAAAGCGTATACCCCCGGTCGAAAAAATTAGCGTTTTAATTTCAACTACGGAGACCGGTGGGAGGCCTCGACAACGCCGAGAAAGTTCGCACATGATAAAAAATAAAAAATAGGGGGCGGGAATATGGCGCAAAAAAAATCGGATATATTAGAAAGTTTAATTTCTCAGCTTGAGAAAAAACAGGCTGATATTTCATGCTTTTTGGACCTCATAGATGACTATATGGCCCTCTACGATATCAAGAAAAAGCTAAAAACAGACATAAAAAAGAGAGGAGTATCCTATGAGGCACAATCTGCATCCGGCAAGGCCACCATCATAAAACAAAATCAATCCGTCAAAGATCTGGTGGCCGTAAATAAGCAAATGCTTATGATATTGGACAAGCTTGGTCTAACCACGGAGAAAACCATAAGGGATGACGATGATGACAAACTGTGATCCACGAATAGAAGCCTACATGGAGGCAGTGGAGACAGGAAAAGTGGAGGCGTCCAAAGATGTCAAGGCACTGATGAAACATGTCAGAAAGTGTTTTGAGACGGAGGACATCTATGTGGACCAGCAGCAACTGACGGACTACCTGGGACTGGCACGATATTTCCCGTATGATGAGGTTTTCCCGTGGCAGCAGTTCGTGATTGGATTGCATGACTGCACGTACTGGAGGGAAAATGGACGGCCAAGGTGGCCGGATTTGTTCTGCTTGATTGGACGAGGTGCAGGAAAGGACGGAACAATAGCGCTGGAATCAACAGCACTGGCATCTGAGTACAACGGAATCAGAGAATATGACGTTGATATCTGTGCGAATAATGAGGACCAGGCTCTCCGGCCGGTGAAGGATATCGTTGGAGCATTTGAGCAGCCGAAGTGGCTCAAAAAGCTCCAGCGATTTTTTAAATGGACGAGGGAAGAAGTAGTCTGTAAGGATACAAGGTCAACCATAAAGGGGCACACAAACAATCCAGGCGGAAAAGATGGTCTCCGTTCCGGGATGGTAGTGCTCAATGAGATCCATCAGTATCAGGACTATAAGAACATCAATGTATTTACGACCGGCTTGGGTAAGAAAAAACACCCGCGCCGGTCTTATTACACTACCCAGGGAGATGTCAGGGAGGGGCCGTTGGATGACCTGCTGGAGACAACAGAGGAAATCCTGTTCGGAGGAGAACCGGACAACGGCCTACTACCGTTTATCTGCCGGTTGGACAGCAAGGAAGAGGTACACGATGAGAAGAACTGGGAAAAGGCTAACCCATCATTGAGATACCTGCCGGATCTCATGGAGGAAATCCGGAAAGAATACAGAGACTGGTTGAAACGGCCTGAGAAGTTTACGGCATTCATGACAAAGAGAATGAACCTCCCAGACGGCTCCAGCGAGATCAAAGTGTGCGCCTATGAAAGAATCAAGGCAACTAATAGACCTGTGCCAGTAGATGATCTGGTGGGAAGAATGTGCACCTGTGGCATCGACTTCTCAAAAGTCACTGATATGATTTCTGTTAATCTCCATTTCAGAGACGTGGATACCAGGTATGATCTAAACCATTCCTGGCTCTGCCTGCAGTCAAAAGATCTGCCAAGAATAAAGGCACCATGGAAAGAGTGGGCGGATCGGGGGCATATCACGCTGGTTGATGATGTGGAAATCCACCCAGAGCTGATTGTGGACTATATTGAAGCACAGATGGAATACTATTCGATCAAGAAAATGGCAATAGATGATTTCCGTTATGCTCTGGTGGCCAAGTATCTGCAGAACATTGGTTTTGATGCAAAAGCGTACAAAAACCTAAAACTGGTAAGACCGTCAGATATCATGAAAGTTGCGCCGGTTATAGACAGCTGTTTTGCAAATGACTATTTCGTATGGGGAGATAACCCAGTGTTGCGCTGGGCAACAAATAACACAAAGATGGTCAGATACGGCCGGAAACTGGGAAAGGAAGATGATGCCGATATTGGAAACTTTGTATATGCAAAGATTGAGGCAAAGTCAAGAAAGACAGACCCTTTCATGGCATTGGCTGCATCTATGACGGTAGAGGATGACCTGCCGTATGCTCAGAGCGTAAGCGCGCCGGATCTGGGCGTATTCACATATTAGCGCAGAAAGGAGGAAACTGACATGGGATTAAGTCTTAGAAAGCTGTTCAAGGCAAGAGAAAAACCGGGAGAAGATGTGCAGCGGGTATCATCTGTGGAGATTACAGATCAACAGGTTCGTGATGCGGTAACAGAAATTTGTCTGAGAGAGCTGGCGTTCTGGACTTGTGTAGGGAAGATTGCCAACGCTCTGACAAAATGTGAATTTCGCACATTTTACGAGGGAGAGGAATTGTTCAAAGATGAATATTATCTATGGAACTACGAACCGAACCGCAACCAGAACAAAGCAGAATTTTTATCAAAGGCTATGGAGCAGTTGTTCCGAAACAATGAGCTTTTGATTGTAGAGAGCTATGACGGACAGCTCCTGGTGGCTGATGATTTTTCTGTGACGAAAAATGCACTGTATGGAGACACTTATACCAATGTGCAGGTGGATAATTACACATTTTCGCGGTCATTTCGAAGTTCAGACGTGCTTCACTGGACACTCAACAACAAGAATGTAAACCGGATCATACAGCACCTGTATGACTCATACAGCAAGCTGATTGATTATTCTGCAAAATCGTATCTCAAAAGCAGAGGCAGTAGAGGAATCCTGGACATTTCGGCAATGGCTCAGAGTGACAAATTGTTCAATAAGAAACTGGAAAAGCTCATGAATGAGTATTTTAAGTCATTCTTTGAAAGCCCAAACGCTGTCCTACCACTGTTTGAGGGATATTCATACACAGACATTGGCTCAAAGACTTACAGTGAGGGAACCAGTCGTGATATCAAGAGTCAGTATGATGACATCTTTGACTTTACAGCCAGAGGATTCTCCATGCCGCCTACACTGGCCAAGGGAGACGTGCAGGACACCGAGAAAGCAGTGGACGAGATGTTGACGTTTTGCCTGGACCCGCTTGCACAGATGTTCATGCAGGAGATCAACCGCAAGAGGATTGGAAAAAACGGGATACAGAAAGGAACAAAGCTACAGATCGACACCATGAGAGTCAAACATATTGACATGTTCGACATTGCAACATCAGCAGACAAGCTCATCAGCTCCGGAATTTATACAGTGAATATGATTCTGAGAGCACTGGGAGAGATTCCGATAGATGAGGACTGGGCAGACCAGCATTTCATCACGAAAAACTACTCAACTATCCAGGAAATCCTGGAAGAACAACAGAAAGGAGGTGGGAAGAATGCCAAGACAGGATAAAGTATTTGTATGTTTTCAGAAAGCAGAGGACGATACTCACAAATTATACATCTATGACGATGTGACAGCATACGGCACATTTAACTGGAGCACATGGAGCTATGAGGAATCGGAGACATCTGCAAAGTATTTCCAGGAGCAGCTTGCAGCAATTCCTGATACAGCAACCATTGAGCTGCATATCAACTCAAACGGAGGATCTGTCAAAGAGGGCGTGGCGATCTATAGCCAGCTGAAACAGAAGAACTGCAAAAAGGTTGGATATGTGGATGGAGTTGCCTACAGCGTAGCGTTCCTGATCCTGCAGGCGTGTGATGAGCGCGTCATGGGACTGGGAACATCTGCATTGATTCACAATATGTGGATGAGCGTGGATGGAAATGCCAAAGAACTCAGAAAAGCAGCAGATGATCTGGATACGCTCATGGAGTCAAACAGACAGATTTTTCTGGAAAAATCAAACCTGGAAGAACAGCAGCTCATTGACATGATGGAGGCAGAAACATTCCTAACACCGGAGAAAGCTCTGGAATACGGCCTCATTGACAGGGTAGACAGCTACCAGGCTGATGATAAGGATGTACAGCAGAGACTGATGAGCCGCGTGCAGCAGCTGTCCGGTGTGATTGCACAGCAGAAATCATTCCGGGAACAGTTGGAGTCTATGCGGCAGCAGGGAGGAGAACCAAAACCTCCGGTACCGACTCCAAAACCAGAGCCGGAAGAAAAGAAACTCACAAACCAGTTAGCAAAATTATTCCAAAATATGTAAAGGAGAACTGATATGAAGAATAAAGACGTATTAGCAATGGAAAAGGCCAAGATCGTTGAAAAAATGAATCAGGCCATCAAAGATGACGATACAAAAGCATTCAGCGAGGCGTTCACTGAGCTGTGCCAGAAGATTGAGGACAATGTTCTGGAGCAGGCCAAAGAGATGCTGGTTGAGCAGGATGCAACAATCCTGGCACAGAGAGGTGTGCGCCAGCTGACCTCTAAGGAAAAACAGTATTATGAGAAAATCATTGAGGCTATGAGATCCACAGATCCGAAACAGGCTCTTAATGACGTTGAGGTGGTTATGCCGGAAACAATCATTGATTCTGTCTTTGATGAACTCCAGACAAACCACCCACTCCTGTCCAAGCTGAATGCAACCACAGTGACAGGTCTGACAAGAATGATGATGAATACAAACGGCGAGCAGAAAGCAGCATGGGGCAAGCTGACAGCCAAGATCATCGAGGAGCTGACCTCTGGATTCAAAGAGGTAGATGTAACACAGGAAAAACTGAGCGCATTCCTGCCGGTTTCCAAGGCTATGCTGGATTTAGGACCGACATGGTTGGATACATACGTGCGTCAGGTGCTCTATGAGGCACTGGCAAACGGGCTGGAGCACGGTATTGTACAGGGAACTGGAAAAGATGAGCCAATCGGTATGATGAAACAGGTCGGAGAGAGCGTTGTAGTGACAGGCGGAAAATATCCGGACAAAAACGCTATCAAAATGACTGCACTGGACATGACACAGATGGGAAATGTTACAGCAATCATGGCCAGAAACGACAAAGGACAGGCAAGAACTGTCACAAGCCTCATTTTGTTGGTTAATCCGGTAGATTATTTCCGCAGAGTGCTCCCGGCCACAAGGATGCTGACTCCGGATGGAATCTATGCATCTGTGCTCCCGGTGGACGCTGAAATCATTCAGAGCGCAGCTGTTCCGGAGGGAAAAGCAGTATATGGAATGGCAACCAAGTATTTCCTGGGAGTCGGAATGGCAAAAAATGGAAAAATTGAATATTCTGACGAATACAGATTCCTGGAAGATGAGAGGGTATATCTCATCAAGCTGTATGCTCATGGTTTCGCACTGGATAACAATGCTTTCCAGGTTCTGGATATCAAGGATCTCCAGCCGTTACGTTTTAAGGTTGTAAGCGAGACAGAAAAAACAAAGACAGATGATGCAACACTGGCCGACTTAAAAATTGGTGCACTGAAACTGTCTCCGACATTTACAGCAGAAACCACAGAATACACAGCAATCACACAGAATGCGTCCAACACAATCACAGCAGTACCGGCAAGTTCCACAGCGGAAATTGAGATCACGGTGGGAGATGTGAAAGTGACAAATGGAGCAGCAGCAAACTGGTCCGAGGGTTCCAATACTGTGACTGTAAAAGTGACTGACGGAGCACAGACAAAGAGCTACAAAGTAACAGTGACAAAGGAGTAAATGAATTATGGCAGACGATAAAGACAACAAGCTCCTAAACGAGATCAAAAATTATCTGGAGATAACCTGGGATGATTCCCTGGGAGATGAGAAAATCAGGGGCATGGTCAAAAGAGGAATGGCTGCCATAAGCGGGAAAATAGGGGAGTGCAATTTCTATGAGGAAACTCAGGAAAAAGCACTCCTTTTTGATTATGTCATGTATGCCAGAGTGGGGGAGATACCACAGTTCTGGCAGAATTACAGAGATGAGATCATTTCTCTGCAGATAGACAGAAAGGTGGACGGATATGCCGCGGATCAGTAGTAAGCATTTTGAAAATTTTGGAGACGGCCTGCTGACGATCTGTGAAGCGGATGAACGAAGTCTGACCAGAACAAAGTTGGAGCATATACGTTTTGGAAACAGAACGGTAGGCGTAACAAGATACTGGAAGGCACAAACGGCCGGAAACCAGGTGGATAAGCTTCTAGCAATTCCGCTGGAGGTACTGGATGCAGAGCAGATCGAGGTCAATGATGTGATTATTCTGGAAAACGAGACGGACTGGTTATGTGACAATATGACATTTGATGAGTCAGAGATGAAAGACAGAGCCGGGCATTATCAGATCAAGCAGGTACAACCGAAGTATGATACGAAACCGCCGGCGTTGTATTTATCACTGGAAAAGCTGATGCACCCATTCAAAGATGGGAGGGATTCTGGTGGCAATTAAAATCGGAGACCTAGCCAAGGCAGTCATGAAAGAGCTGGATGATTATGGCGTGGCGGTCGGCTTGGAAGTCGAGAAAGTGTCCAAGGAAGTTGCCGAGGATACAGCAAAAATACTGAATAAAACATCTCCAAAGCTGACAGGAGACTATGCAGCATCATGGACCTATGGGACGGGAGAGACCAAAAGGACAAAGCATACAATGGTTGTCTACGCGGATAAACCGGAATATGCTTTGACACATCTACTGGAGAAAGGACACCAGAAACGGGGCGGTGGAAGAACCAAGGCAATAGTGCATATTGCACCTGCAGAGGAGGAAGCAGTAGATGAGCTGGAAAAGGAGCTGAGGATGAGATTATGACCAAAGATCAAATTGAACAGATGCTGGGAGAAATGGGAATCCCATTCAGATATCATCATTTCACACAGAAAGAGATGCAGGGCATCCCGCTCCCTATTGCTGTATGGCTGACACCGGGAACAGATAATTTTTTCGCAGATGGCAAGACATACAAAAAGATAACGAAACTGGATATTGAACTCTACACAGATGACAAAGACTGGGAGCTGGAGAAAAAGCTGGAGGAAGTCCTGGACAAATATGGCATTGCCTGGGAACAGACGGCATCTGAATGGCTGGAGTCGGAGAAAATGTGGGAGTCATTATATGAAATGGAGGTATAGAAAATGACTGGAGAAGAGAACAAAGTCAAGTACAACATTAAAAACGTTCATGTGGCCAAGCAGACAGAAAAGAACACAGAGGGAGCTACTACATACACGTATGATGCTCCGAAAAGTATTCCTGGAGCAGTCAGCATCAGCCTGGACGCGCAAGGAGAGATTTCCAAGTTCTACGCGGACGGAATTGCGTACTATGTGACAAGTGCAAACAATGGATATGAGGGAGATTTGGAAATGGCACTCATTCCGAGCTGGTTCCGCGTGGAAATTCTCAATGAGGAGCAGGATAAAAATGGTGTTCTGGCGGAAAATGCAGACAAAACAACGAATCCGTTCGCTCTACTGTTTGAGTTTGATGGAGACGTGAAAGCAATCCGCAGATGCTTATATAACTGCACATGCACAAGACCGTCTATTGCATCCGAGACAAAAGAGGAGACAGTAGACCCTGGAACAGAGACTCTGACAATCACAAACAGTCCGAGAAAAGACGGTCTGGTAAAAGTACAGACAGGACCGGACACAGCAGATGGAACATATACAGGTTGGTACAACAAAGTATATGAGCCGGTTGCCGTGACAAGCGAGGCGGCACAGACAGCTGAAGCAAAGAGATAGGAGGGATAGATTATGCTGAGAAAAAAGGTGGAAATTGATGGCAGAGAGGTGGAGTTCAAGGCGTCAGCAGCGGTGCCGAGAATCTACCGGATGAAATTCCGCAGAGATCTTTTCGTGGATTTGCAGAAAATTGCAAAGTCTGTGAAAAAGAAAGGCAAAAAAGAGGATAAGGAGTCAAGCGAGATTCTGATTGAGGACCTGGAAATGTTTGAAAATATCGCGTATGTCATGGCACAGCACGCGGATCCGGAGAATGTGCCGCCGGACATTATGGACTGGCTGGAGCAGTTCAACACATTCTCTATTTACCAGATCCTGCCTGCCATTCTGGAACTCTGGAATATGAATGAGGAGACGAAAAGTCAGGCAAAAAAAAACTTAGACCGAGTAGCAGGGAGTTAAATACTCCACTGTTCCTCCTGAGATGCTGTCAGGTCGGAATCTCTATCCGGGATCTTGATCTGCTAACAGTCGGAATGGTCATGGATATGTTTACTGAGCAACAGAATGATTCGTACAAATATCCGAAGATGGCAACACAGGAGGATTTTGACAAGTTCTAAGGAGGTGGAACAGGATGGCGACAGGCCGGAATATCAAAGGAATAACGATTGAAATCGGCGGAGATACCACGGGCCTGCAGAAAGCCCTAAGCGGTGTAAACGACAAGCTGAAAAATACCCAGGCACAGCTGAAAGACGTGAACACTCTGCTGAAATTAGATCCATCAAATACGGTGCTGGTAGCACAAAAACAGGAATTATTGAAAAATGCGATAGCAGACACAGCAAACAAATTGGATACGCTGGAGGCGGCACAGAAAGATGTGACGGCGGCTCTGGAGGCCGGAAAGATTGGTCAGGAGGAGTACATGGCTTTCCAGCGGGAAGTTGAGGCAACCAAGGCAACACTGAGCCGGTATCAGTCAGAACTGGACGGATTAAACACCGAACAGGACAGACTGGCTACAAATACCGAACGTCTCAGCAAATTATTTGATGCTCTGGGAGCGGACGTGGATGATTATGCGGACGTCCTGGGCAGCAAGTTGGTAACAGCAATCAAAAACGGATCTGCATCATCAGATCAGTTAAAACTGGCCATTGAAAAGATCGGAAGATCAGCCACAGACGGAAAAGCTGACATCAAACAGATGACAGATGCTCTGGATACGGTAGACGATGGACAGGCAATCAAGAACCTCATCCAGGACTTGAAAGAAGCAGGAACACAGACAGACAACACAGCAGAACAACTGGACGAGATGGGAAAAACCCTCTCAGCAGGCGCATTGATGGAGGCTGCCGATCAGCTTTCTGGACTGGGGGATAAAATAACAGAATTAGGAGACAAAGCAAAGGACGCTTTTCTGGAGACACAAGATGCCACAGTAAAAGCGTCCACTTATTTTGGAGAAACCGGGAAAGCGGCTGAGGAAACAGCCGGAGTCATCAAGGACGTATATGCTGAGGGCGTGGGAGATTCCATGGACTCTGTATCAAATGCGGTCATTACGGTCAAAAAGAACCTGAAAGATCTGGATGAGACTACACTGACACATCTGACAGAGCAGGCAATCACGCTGGATGAGCTGTATGGAATTGACATGAATGAGACTCTCCGAGGTGTCAACAGCCTCATGGAGCAGTACGGACTCACGGCACAGCAGGCCATGGACTATATCGTAAAGGGTACACAGAATGGCCTGGATAAGACAAACGAGCTGGGGGATAACCTCTCAGAGTATTCTGGAAAGTTCGCTCAGGCCGGTTATTCCGCTCAGGAGTATTTCCAGCTATTGCAGAACGGACTGGACAATGGAGCGTATAACCTGGACAAGGTAAACGATGCCATTAACGAAGTCACGACCAGACTGGTTGATGGAACTATAGCGGATTCACTGAGCAAAATTGATGAAAAGACCGGGGAGGTACAAGCCGGAACCGGAGGCTGGAGCAAAGAAGTTGAGGATGTATTCAAACAGTGGCAGCAGGGCGGAGCTACACAGAAAGATGTTATTGATGCCATTGTGACAGATATTCAAAACACAGAGAACCAGCAGGACAAACTGAACAAAGCAGCGCTGGCATTCGGTACAATGGCCGAGGACGGCAATGCGAAGTTTATCGAGTCGCTCACTACGGTAGGGGACACCTATGATGACGTGGCTGGATCAGCAGAGAATATGTTCGACCAGTCCACGACAGACTCCCAGACGTTTGAGGCAAGCATGAGACAGCTGGAGCAGAGCCTGATTCCGCTGGGAGAGGCACTGATGAACCTGGCAAACAATATCATTCCACCGATAGCAACAGGATTGAAACAGGCGGGAGAGTTTTTCGGAAAACTGCCAGAGCCGGTACAGAATTTTGTGATTATACTGGGGGCTGTGATTGCCGCCTTTACCACTTTAGCCCCTGCCATAACAGCGGTTATGATGATTGTGGGAACGCTAGGAACAGCGGTCCTAGGACCAATCATCGGAATTATTGCCGGTGTAGCTGCAGCAATTACCGCAATCATAGCCATTGTGAAAAACTGGGGCGCTATATCGGAGTGGTTCGGAGATTTATGGGTAAAAGTGAAAGAGAAATGCTCACAAGTGTGGGAATCAATCTGCTCATTTTTTACCGAAACGATACCGCAGGCATGGGACAGCCTGGTGGCAAAATTCCAAAGTATCCCGGAATGGTGGTCAGGAATCTGGAAGCAGATTTCAGATTTTTTCACAAACGCATGGAATACGATCATGCAGAATCCTGTAGTACAAGAAACTATAGGAACCATAACAGGCCTTTGGCAGACCGGAGTTAATACAATTCAGTCAATCTGGAGCGGACTTGTTGATATCGCAAAAGGTGCATGGGAGCTTTTGAAAAACACGATTCTCGCACCGGTTCTTTTACTGATAGATCTCGTAACAGGAGATTTCAGCAAATTAAGCACGGATGCACAGGCTATCTGGAATAATATCAAAAATGCAGCAAGCCGGATCTGGACAGGAATCAAAACGGTTGTAACAACACTGATACAGGGGCTAAAAACGAATGTCTCAACACTATTCACTAGCATAAGAGATATAGCGAATGGAATTTGGGAATCTATTAAAGAAAAAGTTACGACTACAGCTGGAAAGCTGAAGGATTCAGCTGTTGATGCGTTTAGAAGCATGGTATCAAACATTGGCACTGCCTTGTCCGGGTTAGGAACCGTAGTCGAGAATGGATTTCAGTCGGCAATTAACTTTATCGTTTCTCTTCCTGGGAAAGCATGGAACTGGGGTGTAGATTTTGTGAATGGAATTGCGAATGGAATCAGAAGCGCTATAGGGGCTGTTACAAGTGCTGCCTCGGATGTAGCAAGTAAGATTCGTTCTTTCCTGCATTTTTCTGTGCCAGACGAAGGTCCACTGACAGATTACGAAAGCTGGATGCCGGATTTTGTGAGTGGGCTGGCAAAAGGAATTGAGAACAGTAGAGGGGTGATCCAGAAAGCAGTACAGGGATTAAGCGGAGATCTTGTCGTTTCTGCGAATGTGTCGGGAACACAGGCAGCGGGAGCAACTGTTAATTTTTATGGGAACTACAAATTTGAAGATAAACAGGATATTGATTACTTCATGAACCAGGCTGCACTGAAGATTTCAAGGAGGCGCTGATGATAGTAAACGGGAAAGATCTTGCGAGAAAATTTCAAGGAAAAATCAGATTTGGGCAGCAGACGATCCAGCCACGAGATGTAAAAACGTACACGGAATGGCTGGATCACACTACAGCCCCAAAATCTTATTATAACCCGGAGCCTCAGTTTTTTGATGTAACGATTGAGATGATTATTACAGGAAACACAAAAAACGATGCAGAGAGATGCATAAGCGATGTTACGAATGATTTTATAGCTGCTAACAGCTTTAAACTGGACGATGTGGATTTTCTGATAAATGCAGAGGTTTCCGGGATTGAAAAAGAGTTTGTGCGAAAATGGGCGTATAAAGTGACAGTAACATTACAAGCGTGGGACAAAATCACAGATCAGGTAACGGTAATGTTAAACAGTACGACACAGACCATCAATGTTGCGGGAAATAAAGAAACACCTTGCATTGTTGAAATACTGCCAAATGTAGATGTATCAAAATTACAGATACACGGGGTATCATATGACAGGTATAACCTTGATAGTGGAATTGAAATCCGGAATTTAAAACAGGGAAAGAAAATAGTGATAAATGGCGAAGATTGCACAGCGTTACAGGAAGGAAAGAACAAATTTTCGGACTTGGAAATTTGGAATTTTCCCAAACTGAACCCTGGATCAAACACGATCAGCATCACAAGTGACCAATGTTCGGTTACGATTAAATATAAGCCAAGATATGTTTAAGGAGAAATCATGAAAATAACGAATTATTATGCAAACGAGATCAGAAAAGTGTTGGAAGATATCGGATCGAGAGAAGTGGAAGATGCGGCTCTTGCGTTTAAAATTGCGAAAAACAGTTACAAAATCACAATGGCATTAAGTCCCGCTGAGAAAGTCAGGAATGATCTGTTGAAAAAATACGGTAAAAAGGATAAGAATGGAAAACTTATAGCCGACAGCGCGGGAAATGTCAACATTACAGATGTGAAAAAGTATAATCAGGAGCACATTGCTTTAATGAATATTGAAAACGATATCGATATTGATCTTTTCAAAGAAGAAGATTTCAAAAAAATGAAAGCAACACCAAACCAGATGCTCAAACTCATGGCTGTTTCGGAATTGAAATAGCAACCAGGAAGCGGGGGATAAAATGCTTAAAATATTAGATAAAAACAAAAACCCCGTGAAGGGATTGAATTCATATTCAGATCTGTGCATTGAAAAAGTTTTGGAATTGGATGACAAAACACTTTCCTTTGCAGCTTCATATAAAGATATCCGGGACACAGTAGTTAATGAAGGGTATATCGAAACGAAAGAGGATAGATATGTCATCAAAGAAATTGAAAAAAGCTCAGAAGGGACGGCAAATATCACAGCTCAGATGGATCTGGAATCATTAGAAGGAAAAGTTTTCCGAGAGTTCAGATCGGAAGAACAACCTATTCAAAACGCTCTGCGGCTTGCTTTTGCCGGAACGGGATGGATTGTAGGAGAGTGCGGCGTCACAAAAAAAAGAACTTTGTCAATGTCTAACGTATCTGCATTGGATGTTCTGAAACAGGCGATAAAGACTTACAGAGCTGAGGTAAAAATAGATTCAAAAAATCAAATAATCAATGTTTATGAAGAAATTGGTGAAGATAAAGGAAGCTATTTTATAACTCAACTGAATCTGAAAAAGCTCACAGCACAGTCAACATCTTACGATTTTTATACCGAACTCGAACCGTACGGAAAAGATGGAATGACTATTGAAACTGTCAATTCCGGAAAAACATACATCGAAAATCATCAATACAGCAGCAAGGCGAAAAGGTATATCTGGAAAGATGAAAGATATACAATACCAGAATCACTTAAAGAAGATGCAGAGGCAAAACTCAAAGATATGAGCAGGCCATACACATCGTATTCCGCAGAGATTATAGATATGTCTAGGATTTCTCAGAAATATACGATATTGGAATATGGCATAGGAGATACGATCACTCTTATCGATGACACGACAGATACGAGAGAGAAACAACGTATCGTCGGAATGAAAATATATCCAGATACGCCTGAAAAAAACAGCTGTACTCTTGCGAATAAAGTGCTGACGTTTGATGAACTTGCGCAGAAATACGAAGAAGCAGCGAACACCGTGGATAATATCACGAATGACAATGGCCAGATTGATGGCGATGCTATTGATGGAATTCACAGCAGGCAGATTGTTGATCTGGAAAATGCTATAGTTGATTCTGTATATATCAAAAACCTTGATGCAAAATACGTGCAGGTGTCTGGCAAGTTGACAGCTGTGGAAGGCGAGTTTGGAACACTAAAAGCAAATGTTGCTGATTTTGAAGAGACACATACAAAAAGACTGGAAGCGGCCGAGGCTGATATCGCAAAACTCAGAACAACCGATTTAGCTGCGGCGAATGCACAGATCGACATTCTGAATTCTAATTACGCAAACATCAAAACCTTACTGTCTGGCGGAGCCGGGATCGGAGATCTTCAGAACATCCACCTTACATCAGAGAATGCAGTGATCGACTCCGCTCTGATCCGTAATGCTGTGATTCAGACTGTGGCAGTGTCAGATCTTATGGCCGGCACAATCAGCACAAACAAATTCACTATCGCGTCTGACGATGGCGGAATCAAGATACAGGGAGCTACCCAGCAGTGGTCAGATGCAGACGGAACAGTCCGGATGCAAGCTGGCCGGGATGCGAAGGGTAACTTTACTTTTTCCCTGTTTGACAAAGACGGAAAAGGTGTTTTGATCGACTCCACCGGAATCAAAGAGAATGCGATAGCCGATGGTCTGATTGCAAATAAAATGGTCGCTGATGATGCGGGCATTGCTGGATCAAAGCTAGATATCGATTCTGTGATAAACGCGATCAACGGAAGCTCCCAGACGATCAAGAGCAGTAGAATCTGGTTTGACGATCAGAACCAGACACTGAATCAGATGTACAGCCGGATCGATGACAGTATCACGGAGATCAACTCAAAAGCAGATGCCGCATCCAGTACAGCAAACGCAGCGTCCAACGCAGCACAAAACGCTTTGAGTGTATTGAACGGAATCTCAACTCTTGATGCCCTCGGAGCGGCGCTGAGCAATGATGCGCATGTGGTCCATACAAACACAGATGGTACCGGTGGGGATTACAGCGAATGTAAAACACAGATGACAGTCTACCTGGGAGATACGGACGTTTCATACGACTGTGTTTTTACAGTGACACAATCAGCCGGGATAACCGGTAAATGGGATGCTGCTACAGCGACTTATTTCGTAACGGCAATGTCCACGTCTGATGGATATGTTGATATCGATGCCTTGTATGGAACGGGAGACAGATATCTGACAACCCGAAAAGGACTTAGGATTACAACCAGATCAGGAAAATATATGGTAGTAAAATCCGGTGGGTCACACATCCGGAAGCGGTTCAGCATCAGCAAGGCGCCGGATGGCAAGGTTGGCCTGTCTTACGACCTTCATAGCTCAACATTGGCTGTGAGAAAACAGAAGGACGGGAAAACGCTGATACCGGCATCTGTTACGTTCTCGGCAACTCAGAATGATAACGGCAAGATCATCAGCTATTCGGGCCGGTACAAGATCGAAGAAAGCACAGACGGGACGACTTATACGCAGAAGTATCTGTCTGCGAACAATGAGATCCAGAAGATGTACACACCATCCGCTACAGCAAAGGCAATTCGCTGTACCCTGTATGCTTCCGATGGGACGACTGAACTGGATAAACAGACAGTGATCGTACTTGCAGATGCGGAAGGCCTGTCTGACGACATCAAGAAAGCACAGGACGCAGCAGATGCAGCGAAAGAAGCCATAGTGACAACGAACCAGAATGTAGCAAACATCGAATCTGGGATGGATGGATTCCGGGCAGAGCTTAAGCAGACCACTACAGATCTCCATGGATTGACGGACAACACCTTGTTATACAATGTGAAATATCAGGATAACGGGAATGACACTACCACTCTGAGTGCAGTACTGTACAAAAACGGAAATGACGTGACAAAGTTATATCCGGCTCGTTGGTATACCTGGAACAGAAAGACTGAATCAGGGCAATCTTATCTGGGTTACGGATACAGCATAACCGTAAAGAATTCGGATTATGAATTTGGCGGAGTCACTATAGGAAGCTTTACTACATATGACACAATGAATCTTACAACCCGATCAGGAAATCAGTTGACAACCCGATCCGGCAACCATTTAACAGTATGGAGGGAAAATTAATGGCAGATCAGAACATAACAGCGTTACCGGTATCAACTACACCGGAATCTTCAGACCAGCTTTTGCTCGTAGGAGCGACCGAAGAGAAGCTGATAGACTACGATAAGCTTGCAGATGCGATACTCAATAAATTGACATCGAAAAACTTCAGCCTGGATCAGGGAACTATGCCCTTGATAAGTGCTCTTAATCAATTAAATAGTAATCT